GTGACAAATCGCAGGACGCAAAACCAAACTAACAACTAATAAGAAAGATCGAAAAGATCAACGTGACAGAACAAAGAAACTACAACAGCACGACGCAGCTATGCAATCACTGCAAGTCACGCCTCCAGCAGAACTGTTGGGATCCGGGCGTCGAGCTTATAGTGTTATTGTCAAGCAACTCAACCAATCAGACTTAATTAAACAGATCGATATTCATTTGGTTATTGAGTTGTGTAAACAAATCCAGATTAGCCGGACAGCATACGAAGACATATATAAACCAGACCAAAACGGCCATGTTAACGGCATTCAGACAGCAATATATAAAGCAGTACAGGATAGTTCAGGTCAAATATTACAGACCGAATTTGTTGGATTTAAGCGAAATCCAGCTGTTGACACGCTGGACAAAGCAACTAAAAACATACGTTCGCTTAGCTCTGAGTTGGGGATGTCACCAAGTTCTCGTGCATCATTGTTAGATCTGATTAAATCTGATGATAGTTCTGATGTGTCAGCTGCTGATGTTATGAATAACATTAAAACGGATTTTTAAGGTGGTGGTAATAATTGAATGAATATGATTTCACAGATAAAACTTCACAGGATATTATCACTGCTTATCAATCTGAACGTGACGACGGAAATTATGCTGATGTTATGAAGCAATATAAAGATCCAGCAACCAAATATGCCTTTTATGTACTAGAACAGAAAGTCAAAACAGCAGAAAGCATTAAACTTTGGGCCTTTCGTCACCTCCAAGATCTAAGACGTTCACTGGATGACTCGTCAGACTTTGACTATTACTATAATTTACAAAGAGCACGTAATATTGTGCAATTTGCGGCACTTTGCCCTAATCCAGACGAGGGGCATCCTACGCCTCTTGCATTATGGCAGTTAGCTATTCTTTGCGAAATTGAGGGATGGCGTAACAAGCAAGATGATACAGCACGATTTAGTGACGTTATAGTTTCTGTTGGCCGAACTAATGGAAAAACTTATCTATCAACAATTCTTATTATGTATCATTTTTTAATTGATATTGACGGTCTGAATAATCAAGATTTGGCATATGTTGCTACTACTACAATCCAAACAGACAAAGGTTGGCGTTACATTATGTCAACTGCTCATATGATCGAAGCGACTCCTGGATTTAAGCAATTGTGTAAATCTCGTGGACTTCACGTTGTCAGTGACAAGGTCAGTGACAATTCAGAAAATAGATTGCTTAAAATGAGTCAACAATCTGGAGTTTTTGATAGTTTCCACTTTACTTTTGTGGTTGTTGATGAAGCCGGAAGTAATGAAATGCCGGTTATTAAGATATCAGACAACAAAAGCAAAATTATCACTGGTATGACTCAATCATCAGGACAAATTGTCCAAATTTCAACTTCTTATCCAGATTCTGGAAGTTATCTTTATAAAGATGAACAAATCGACATTAGAGTAATGCGTAAAGATAATAACCGTGCGTTGGATGATCATTTGTTAATGTTATGGACTCAGGATGACGTTAAAGAAGTTCATGATCCGGAATCATGGGTGAAGTCAAATCCGTTAATTGATCTTAACGAAGACAAAAAGATTAAAATGACACGGAACTTAATTGGTAAACGTGACTCGGCAAGCCAAGATGGAAAATTAGCCGATTTTGAAAATAAAAATTTGAATATGTGGCTCCAAACTAAAGTTAACAGCTATCTGAAACTTGAAGACATTAACGACGCTGTGACAAACAATCCACCAATTAGTCTTGATGGTGCTATTTGTTACATTGGTATTGATTTGTCACACTTTTCAGATGACTCAAGTTTGGCTTTTGTCTTTCCATTTGTGGACAAAGAAGGACATAAGAAATTTTACATTAAGCAGCACTCATTCGTTCCAACCGCACGAAGCCAAGGATCTGTTGAAATTAAGAGTGCACAAGATGGTATTAATTACCGTAATGCTGAAAAGTTAGGCAATGCTACCATTGCTAAAAATGCTTATGGATATATTGACGATGACACAATTTATAATTATTTAGTTGATTTTGTCACTCGTCACAATTTACAAGTTAAATACTTCTTGTATGATGCGTGGGAAGCTTCTCCGCTGGTAGATAGATTATGCAAGTACGGGGATAGCATGAATTGGCAAGTCATGCCCGTTCGTCAAGGCACCTTATCGTTAACACAACCAACGGAATACTTCAGAAAGTTAATGAATACTAAGCGTATTGCGTTTGACAATGACGAAATTTTGAAATATTCGCTTAAAAATGCAATTCTGCTAAACGATAACCACGGTATCAAAGTTGACAAGGACAAAGCAACATCAAAAATTGATGTGGTAGACGCAATCATTGATGCATTCTTTAGAGCACAATACTACTTCTCAAATGTCAACCCAGATTCAGAAAATGATAACAACAATCCATTCGTTAACATGTCAGCAAAGGAACAGGAAGACTACTTTGCTAACTATACATTCTAATTCAGAAGGGAGGTAATTAAGACGGGTCTATTTAATCATTTATTCAAACGTAATATGAGTATTGGGTCGAGCAATTTCTCGGCCTTTTTTGTTAGTAGCGACGGCAAAATTATTACTAGTAACACTATTCAACCAAGCCAAGCAATGACTAACAGTGATATTTACGCTGTTATTAGTCGTATTAGCTCAAATATTGCAGCCATGAAGATTAAGGCTGATGATCAAAATGTTCAAAATGTGATTAACAAGCCGTCAACAATCCTTAATTCGTTTAGTTTTTGGCAAAAATGTGTTACGCAGATGTTACTCACAGGTAATACATATGTATATATTCAACGTCAAAACGGAGTGCCTGTTGGGTTGACACAGATTCCAGCAGATGAAGTAACCATTAATATTTTGTCAAAAGCAGCCGGAGATGAAGTCGACGACGCTATTTATACGATTACGTTAGACACTGAAAATGGACGCCAAATTCAGGTTCCAAGCCGTGATATTCTGCATTTTAGATGTCTGGTTACTGGCTCAGATGCACAAACTAATGGATATACGGGAATTAGTCCGCTTGTTTCGTTAGCTCAAGAAGTAACAGTACAAGATACGAGCCGAAAGCTTGCTATTGCTGCATTATCTCACGCAATTAGTCCAAGCTTTGTTCTGAAGATTCCAACGGTTCAGGTATCAGAACAGACTAAGGAAAAATTCCGGTCTAATTTTGAAAAGATGACGTCCGGAAGCAATGCAGGACGAGCTATTGTGCTGGATTCTAGTATGAATGTTGAACCACTGCAAATTAACCCAGACGTGGACAAATTACTTAGTAATACAGAGTTCACACAAAATCAGATTGCCAAAGCATTCAATATTCCGTCTGAATATCTCAACGGCCGAGGTAACCAGCAGAGCTCAATTACTGAAATGGCAAGCCTTTATGTCAATGCCTTGAGTCTATATATCAACCCGATTTTGTCAGAATTGCGGCTAAAGTTTGGTTGTGATATTACAACTGATTTTAGCAGTATTGCCGATGTTGATCATCAACAATTAATTAGTAACGTTGTCAGTCTGTCAACTAGTAAGAGTCCAGTTTTGTCTCCAGAAGTTGCAACGGCTGTTCTTAAAAACGTTGACGCTTTAGGATTAAACGACATTGACCAGTCGTTATTCAAGGTGCCAGCACCACCAACTAATAATAAAGGAGATGATAACGACGAATAAGAAAAATCTAAACATTAGAACAATTAGTACAGATCACAACCAACTCAGAGCTTCTAAGAACGACGATGGCACGACAACAATTTCAGGTTATGCTGTTACGTTTAACCAACCGTCACAACCCATTCCGTTCATTGAGTATATTGATGATCATGCTTTAGATGACGTGGACTTCAGTAAGACATTGTTGCTGTATGGACATGATTTTAACAAGATTTTAGCTCGTGCTGATTCTCATACGTTAAATATTAAAGTTGATCAGCACGGGTTGTTCTTTACGGCAACACTAGCCGACACGACCTTAGCAAATGATGTTCGTGAAGATATTATTGCTGGAAACCTTAAGGGATGTTCATTTGGTTTCAATATTCTTGCGCCAAATGGTGATTCTTGGGATACGGATAAAGACGGCAACACCATACACTACGTTAATAAGATTAGTGATGTTGCTGAATTGACGATCACTCCTATTCCAGCATATACGTCAACAAGCGTACAAGTTGAACGTGATCTCAAAGAATATCTAAATAACAAGGAGGATAATATGCAAGATAATAATTCAGAAACACAAAAGCTAGACGCAGCACAATCTGCTGAAAGCGCTGCTGTATCCGCTGATAAGTTGAATGAGCTGATTCGTCAAGCTGTTAAGTCAGCAGTTTCAAACATTTGTGTTGCTAAACGTGACGATGATGTAGACGACGGCTCAGATGTAGCAGATGATACTAGTGATGATGTTGATGAAAGTGACGATGAAAATTCAAATTCTGCAACACCAGCTTCAACCGCATCAGTTGCATCAAGTGAAAACTCAGAATCAAGCTCAAGTTCTGCATCAAGCGAAAGCTCAGAAGACAACTTATCATCCGCTGTTGCCAGTTCAGCCGTCAGCTCGGTGGCTAGCTCAGAAAATCGATCAATTAACATTAAGGAGGAAACCACACATATGATTAATGTTACACCTAATTCAGAAAACAAGAAGGAGCAGCAATTGCGAGACTTTGCCCACTACTTAGTAACTCGTGAAGTTCGCCCAAGTTTGCAAACACGTGACGGAGCAGTATCTCAAGGCGTAGGTCTTACGCAAGGATCTGTTCTTATTCCAGAAACGATCTTGGCAGCAGACCACGAAACTCATCAATTCCCACGGATGGAACAATATGTACACTCAGTAAATGTAACAACTACCACGGGTAAGCAGCCATATTTTGAGGAAAATTCTGGTGTTCTTCAGACTAAGGCAGAATTTGATCACGCAAAGGATGTTCAATTGTCAGCTTTGAAGTTCATTAATTGGGATCTCAAGACTTATGCCGGCAAGTTGGCACTTTCTCGTGAATTACTTATGGATTCAGACAAGGGATCAACAGAAAACTGGTTGGCTGAAGCACAATCTCAAATGAAGGATTTGCAAGACAACACTAACGACCAATTAATTAGTGCTGCTCTTCAAGCTGGTTCAACTGCTAAGAACGCAACTGACGCAATTGCTGATCTTAAGACTATTCTTAACGTCAATCTCAAGCCTAACGATAGTGCAAATGCACAAATCGTATTAACTCAAAGTGCTTACAATGCATTAGATCAACTTAAGGATTCCTTTGGTCGTCCACTCTTACAACCAGACCCAACTTCAGCAACTTCAAACCTTCTGTTCGGCAAGCCTGTTGTTAAGGTTGACGACACACTATTCGGCAAGGCGGGTGACGCAATTGCTGTTATTGCTCCGCTTAAGAAGGTTATTTATGACTTCCAAATGGGACAAGTAACAGGTCAATTTATCGATAATTACGACATTTTCGATACTACGCTGGGTGTATTCCTTCGTAAGGATGTTGTCAACGGTCGTCCTGATTTGGTTAATATCTTGAAGTTGACTGACAAGAGCTTAGCAGCGTCAACTCCAACAACTGTTACTCCTGGAAAGTAATAATCATAATTACAAATTGAACGGAAGGAGATAATAACATATGGCTGATTTAGACAACAGCGAGGCATTCTCGCAAATCAGCACGCAAGATATGCTTGATGAGCTTAATCTTGATAGCACAGAAGAAAACAATAAATTGATGTCTGGTTTGATTCAAGATTCGGCTTTAATCATCATTCATGCTGTTAATGATAATCTCAGCGCCTCCAAAGTTAACAGTGACAAAATCTTCAACCGCGCGGTAAAGGCGCTTGCTGCACAGTTATATTTTGATCGTACGTTATCTCAGGGGATGAGCCTTGGTATTCAACTTATGATTGATCATTTGAAAGGAGAGTATGCAGAATGGCCAGCAGATCAACAAAATTAGCAGAGTGGCAGCAACCAGCATATCAACCTTATAAATTCAACCATAAGGCAGATTTTGGCATTCCAGCCTCTGTAACTGACGATAAGACCGGTATTTCAACAGTAGATTTTAAGAAAATTGCAACATTGCATTTCATGCGACGCAATCAGACAATTTCAGATCGATTTTTAGCGGCTGGTACTCAATATCAAGACACGTTAATGATTGCAATTCGTCACAATAAAGATTTATCAAGTCGTGATGTTCTATATGCCAAGCTGGATAATAAGCTATATCAAGTAATTAATTATAGTATCAACGATGATACATATAATGCTCTTGATTTGTTAACACTAAAGCACGTTAAAAAGGTTGGGTGATTATTATGGCTGAAACTATTGTAAACGGCCTGGATGATGCGCTTGATCTTTTTGTTAAGCAACTTGAAGAAAGTACAAAACTAAATGTTGTTGAAAAGCAGACGATAACGCAAGCCGGTGGAGCAGTCTTTCGTGATCATTTACGTGAAGAAACCAGCGCCAAACACCGTTCTAATCACAACGATAAGACGTGGGGACATGCAGCCGATAATATCGATATGTACAGTCCTCGTGGTAATTCGTCAAAGTATGGGACATTGTTTGGTGATACATTGGTTGGCTGGAAGAATCGTTATCATGCTATGAACATGCAGCGTTTAAACGACGGAACACGGTTTATTAAGGCAGATCATTTTGTAACCAATCTTCGTAATGATCAATCTGTTAGATCTGAAATTTTAGCAGCTGAAAAAGCAGCATATAACAAGATTATGCAACAACACGAAAACAAGGAGGGTGATTAATATATGGCTTTAGCTGTTCTTGATGCAAAAAATCTAATTGATAGTGCACATATTGACGGCATAGACAATGTATATACAATTAACATCCCCTCGGAAGTTGTTGAAAACACAGATCAAACTATTGTGCTGTTAACAGATGCGAACACCAATATTGACATTCCAGGTAATAATGATTTTGGAGCATTGCGTCGAATGATTGAAGTTCAGATCTTCTACTCATTACATCCATCACGTGATCCAGAAGAGATTGATGTTGCGTTATATCGTCTTTTCAAACATCACGATTGGGATATTGGCGAAAATCGCGGTCATACGTACGATCCAGACACATTACAGTTAACCAGTACGTTTTATGTATCTGATTTGAAACTAGTATAAAATTAATTATAAAGGAGATATTGATAATATGGCAGAAGTAGGTATTAAGACAGCCTATGTTTATGTTGGCGGTAAGACAATTGAGCTAGACCATTCATATCTTGGTGTTGCTAAGGCGGACATCAAGGGTTTGCAAGGTAATTTAACTAATGTGAGCGGTAGTAATACCATTCAGTATTCATACTCAGAACCAGCTAAGCCAACGGTTGTATTAACCATCAACCAGGCTGGAATGAAGCTAATTGCTGATTTAACAGGTCTTAAGCAATCGTCATCCGGTGGATTTTACACTCCAGGTGACAGCCTTCCATCAGTTGGTGTTGCTGTAGTTGCTCCAGAATTGGGCATTGACAAGAACCTCGTTTATGCATTCCCTAATTGCCGGGCTACGTATACTCAAGTATCGTTAAGCACTAACACGGACAGTAAGAAGAATGTTGTATATGACCAAATCAACTTCAATGCTAACAACAGCACCAAAATCAACGCTCTATATGGTATTGCTGAGGTAGCGGACGGCGGAGAAGCTGATGTATTAACTGGTCTTGGTTGGAGTGCTCCACAGCAAAATCAAGGTGATTTTAAGGACTCAAGCACCGATAGTTCAGTTACTTCACCAGTTGTTCATTAGGCTAGTAACATAACATAATTTCTAACATAATTTATAACATAATTTCCGGGACGTGATTGTGTCAAAGCTTCACGTCTCTTTTTAATACATAATTTTATTTATAAAGGAGATATTAATAATGGTTGAAGATAAGTTACACATTGCAGCTCTTAATAAGAGCTTTGTGATTAAGCACTCCAATAAGAACATGAAAGCGTCATATCGGTTCCAGCTTGAAATGGCAAAAGCTGGTGATATTGCTGAATCTGATGACGTCACAGAACAATTTAAGAAGGCTGCTGAATATTCAGATATTCTGCTTAATTTCCCAACTGAAATTTTGAAGTTGACTGATTCTCAACGTGACAAGTTAGACGATATGGAACAGGTCGACCTCCAAGATTTAGATGTTCGTTTAGCTCTTACAATTCAAGGAATCGATAAGAAGACCATCAACGAAACTATTAAGGAAATGCACCAGCCGGTGGTTGATGATGATAACAAAAGTGAGTCCGACGACTCGTCAACGGCAGATTAAAAAGACAATCCACGATCTAGAAAACCAGCTAGAAGATCTTAATTATGCAGAACAGCAGGCTCTGAAATATTGGCACTGGACACCAAGCCAATACGATAATGAAGATTATTTTGAAGTTAATACGGTTCTAGCTGCAAAGCCAGCTGAAGAACGTGTTCAAGATCCTAAGTCACTTATCCCTGCTGGGTTAGCTGATGGACGTGTGCGTGGTGGTGTTGATCTTCAAGCGTTAATCAACAAAGAGAAGGAAAGGGCTGCAAAATCTGAGAAGAAGGAGGAATAGTAACACATGGCAAATACAATTGCGGCTCAAATGTCGACGTTAATCACACTTGACAACTCAAAAGTTACGCAATCATTACGAACTATCAAGAACATGGCCAGGGCTGCTTCTACTGAAGCACGTGCTGATGCTGAAGCTTTGCGTGCTGTTGGTAATTCTATGCAAGCGGCAAAGTCAGAATACGACGGATACCGTACACAGCTTGATCTTGCACGTCAACGTGTGAAGATGTTGACTGATCAACATAAAGCGTTAGCTGATATGTTGTCCGATAAGTCGGGTAATCTAAAGTCATTAAGTTCTAAAATCGACGATCTAACAGCAAAGCGTGACGAAGCACGTCAACAGCTAAAAGATCTTAAGAACGATGAAGACGCCGAAGCTTCAGCTGTCAACAAAGCACAGCAAGCATACAAGGACTTACAAAAGCAGCTCCAGGAAACTAAGCGTGAGTATAACGATTTGGCTAACGGCCGTGTTAATGAAAAATTTGCTCGTCAAAGTCAACAGTTGGCCGCTGCACAGTTAGATCAAGCAAAACTTGAGCAACAAACATCAGCTGCTCAAGATGCTTACGTTAAGCAGTTGACCGGTCTTAAAAACCTGCAAAATCAGTATTCTCAGACCCAAAACTCAGCTAAAGCATACATTGACCGTCTCAATGCTGAAGGGAAGTCGGCTAGTGCAACAGTGCAAAATTACAACTCGCACCGTCAAGCATTAGCCAACTTGAATAATCAATATGAAGCTCAATCTTCGGTTTTGGATAACGTACGCGAAAAATACGGTGAAAATTCCAGTCAGTATGCCAAAGAAAAAGTGCAGCTCGACCAAATCGCAACCACTATGGCTAACACCAAACGTGAAACGTTGGCACTATCTGGAACTGTTGCACGAATTCGACCAACCGGTATTACCAACATTGACAACGCGTTGACTGGATTACGTGACAAAACCGGTCGAATTCACGATTATATGGCAGCAAAATTTGACTCAATCAAACAGCATGCCGTCGGAATTGGTATCGGAGTTGGTATCGCTGGTAGTCAGCTTGTCCAGGGAGCTAAAGAAGCCGGAGATCTACAAAATTCATACATGCAAACTCAAAACCTGCTAATTACTGGTGGAGAGAAGCATGCTGAAGCATTGAGAAATGTCCGGCAAATGCAGCAACAAGGCCGTGATATGTCTATTGAATACGGACAAAGCCAGCAATCAATCGCTGAGGCATACCAAGAATTGACAAAACGTGGTTATTCATCAGCTCAAAGTTTGGGCGCAATGAAAACTATGTTGCAAGCGTCAGTTGCAACCGGCGAACCATTGTCTGATATTGTCAATAGTTCAGCCTCAGCACTTGAAGCTTTTGGTATGAAGGCCAAGACAACGGCTGGAATGGTTAAAAATACTAAAGACGTTGTAAACAAAATGGCTTATGCTGCTGATATGACGTCAACCAACTTTAACGATATGTCGACAGCAATGTCGTATGTTGGTCCGTCAGCTCGTAACTTGGGCTTGAACGTTGGTGAAACCGCTTCTGCAATCGGTGTTTTGTCCAACAATGGAATTGAAGCGGACAAAGCCGGTACCGGATTGCGTAAAGTACT